TCGCCAAGTAACCATTCCCCCGCCGGTCGGGGCATAGGCCGGCAGAAAAGGAGAAATAATGAACAAAAGAAATATCTCAATATTGGACGTTCTCCGGGCAGAATGCCCGGCAGAACACCTGCTGTCTATGGTTCTTTGGGGGGACTGGATAGACAGCAAAACGCTGCGGTTGTTCGCAGCGACCTGCGCTCGAAAGGCGCTGGCCGCTACGAACAACCCGGACACCCGCAGTGTCGCGGCTTGCGACACCGCGGAGAACTACGCCAATGAGCTGGTAAACAGCGAGCTCCTGGCTTTCGCCAGGAATGCTGCGCTGGACGCCGCCTTTGGCGCTGAGCGGCCCATCGCCAGAGCGACGGCGGTAGGCAAGCGGCCTACCGCCGTCGAGGTTGCCGCCGCTTATGCGGCGAAAGCCGCGTTCGCTGCGGCGGCTAAATCCCCAGCAGCCGCCGCTTGTTGGGCGGCTGAGTGGGCAGCTATTGCAAGCACATTTTCCGGCGAAAGCCGGGAAAAGGTATGCAGCGAGCAAGTAGACCTGCTCGTTGAAATGTTAGAAGAGGAATAATTATCCCCTGCCGGTCGGGGTAAAGGCCGGCAGAAAAGGAGATAAAAAAAGATGAACACACGAATTGTCGATGCGATAGTAGTAAGTCACGATGTGAGCGAAGACGCAATGGGTTTTTGCTCCGTTGAAGAGCACGAACAGTATTTGTTCACCGAAAGCCTGGAAAAATTTGAGGCTATGTTGATGAAAGCCATCCGTTACCAATTTCCAAAGGCGGAAGTAACGATTGACCGTGGTAATCGTTACAACTTGGGAGTGTGGGTCAACGGGAAAAGCGATAGTGACGACGCTGGAATAGTCAATAGCATATTAGCCGACGTATTTGGCGGCTTCGAATGGTTGGTCAAGAACCCGGAAGGGTGGAAGTAGAGATGATCCCCCCGCCGGTCGGGGTATAGGCCGGCAGAAAAGGAGATGTGAGATGGAAAGAATAATTGCATATAACAATAATGGAACGTGGCGGAGATTTTCGCCACGTTCCAGCTCTGGGGGACACGTGTTCCCCCAGGGTTGGATGGAGGAGATTGTCGTCCCCCAGCCGGGGGATGTGACGATAATCCCCTCAGACGAATGGGGGATAGAGCTGCGCTACCTGAAGCAAATAGCGAGGCTGCTCCCTCCGGGGCTCACTTTTAGTGAGCCTTATGGCTATGGCGGTAACCTTGTCAAGGTTGTCGCCAAGTAACCATTCCCCCGCCGGTCGGGGCATAGGCCGGCAGAACAGGAAATCGACATGAAACAAATGACTATTTTTGCCACGCCAGACTATAGCGGTCAGTTTACACTGACCGATGACCGCGGCAACGAGGTCCAGGAAGGCTATCAGTATGACAGCCGCGAGGCAGCCATGACAGCGGCGAGGCAGCTATGGCCTGATGGTCGCGCCGTGCGTAACGGCTGGCGCATCGAGATCGAGGACTAATATGCCCACCCTTTCCCCTATCCATGAATTTCTCAAGGAGTGGTGGGCCTGCCTCTCCTGGCAAGTCCGCCAAACCGTGCCGAGCGCGGCGCTACCTGAGCTAACTGGCGAGACGCTTTATGCTGAGCGTCTTGGTCAGCAGCTGCTATACATCGCCCAGGCCGCTAATGGCCTCATTGAGCGCACACCCGACAATATCACCGTGGTTCTCGATGCGGTGCGATCCGTTACCGCGCTGATATTTTCCCGCCCGGGCATGCCAGATCACATCCCGCCTGAATTTTGGTCTTCCCCCGTGGGCGCGCTAACTCTGCGCGCCCACCTTTGGGCTTGCGGCGACAAGCTCATCACAATGCAAGCAGCGGCCGAGATGACCGGCCGCTCGCTTAGCGACTTGTCCAATTCAGTGGATCGAGGCAGGCTTACCGCCTATCCCGATCCAAACGAGCCGAACCCGCGCAAGCGCAACCGCTTGCGCCGCTCCGAGGTCGCCGCTCTCAAACCTCCCAGGCGCAAAGCATGACAAAAAGCCCCCGAATCCGGGGGCTTTTTTTTACCGTCCTCTCCATAACTCCATCTACAATTCTAAAGCGCCAAATTTCATCAACCCCAATATATGGGGGCATTGCGCCAAAATATGGCATTACCCCCCATATATTGTGCCCACAGGAGCGATTCTAAGCCGTTTTTAAGCCCCCCCCCCTATATAATGACCTATGATTTCTGTTTCTTGCACCCCCATATATGCCGCCACACCCCTGATTTAGCCTGCCACCCCCCATATATGCCGTCAAAAAACCCAAAAAAAGCCTGTTTTGGGGCTGAAACAACTTTATATAATTATAGCACAGGCCCGATTTGGGTAGCACGTGTGTTCTAAATACCGTTTTCGGCATTTATTTCCCGGCAAAAAATAGTTGCGCATGGGTAACATTTGTGCTATAATGATTATAATTAAATAACGAGCTCATGTAGCTCGCTGGTTGTGGAACGCAACGGCGGCCGAAAGCTAAAACGGATTGGATACATCCTGTTTTAATTTTCGGTCGCCGTTGCTTTTTTTGGAGGTAGCATGCCATATCAAAACGTGCCGGATGATTTGCAAGAGCAAATGGAATCCTGCGTGCAACACGTCATGGAGGCGGGCCATGACAATGAATCGGCCATCGCAATCTGCTACACCAGCGTGGTGGAAGGCAAAAACCTGGAGGAGGTAATCAAGACTCGCCAGGCTGATCAATCTGCCAAAGCCGGCGCGCGCAACAGCTCCCAGGATCGGGCGCGCCTCCGCCAGATGCGCCAGCTTGCCAATCAAATTCTGGCGCTGACCATCGAGATGGAGCCGGACGACGAGGACAAGCCCCGGCCGGCGCCAGAGACGTGGGAGATCAAAAACGCGCTCAAAACAATTTCCAAAACGGACGATGAGCTGCGCGTTGCCAATTACATCGTCCTGTTTGGCGGGCGCGACCTGGAAGGCATTGCCAGTCCGCGCAAAAACGCTGACGGCAGCGTTGGCGAGTTTTTTACCGCCGCCACGACGCTGGAAAGCGAGTACACCAAAACAGGCGTCTTATATGTCGATTGGGAGCATGGCGCTGGCAAACACCTGGACGGCAATGCAGCGCCATCGGGCGACGACGTGTTGGGCGTGGTGGATTGGAAAAGCGCCAGCATCGACGAGCTGGGCGTGTGGGTCGAGCGAGTGCTGAACCGGCGCAGCAAATACGTGCGCTACCTGGAGACCCTGATCGAGGCCGGATTGATCGGCAACTCCAGCCAGGCTATTCCCGACCAGGTCAGGAAGAAAGCCAGCGGCGAGATCGAAAACTGGCCGCTTATGCGCGACACGCTAACTGTATCACCTATGGAACCCCGCATGATGACAGAAAACGTCGTCAGCGCGCTAAAATCGTTGGGTATCTATCAGGACGAGCCATCTATGGAGACCCCGGCGGCTGAGCCCGCGGCGTCAGACGATGTGCCAAAGCCTGATCTTATTTCTATCCGCATCACGAAGGAGGTATAAACAATGGAGCTCACAAAAGAGGAACTCCAGGGGATGATAGACGCGGCGGTTTCGACCGGCGTTGAAAGGGCGTTGATAGCTCTGCCGGCTGCGCCTAGCGATGTACAAGTCGTCACGGACGCCGCCGATCAGCCCTTTCCCCTGGGCGAGTTTTTCATGGCCGTGAAAACAGCCGCGTTATACCCGGGCAACGAGGATGTGCGTCTCAAAGCGCACAAGGCTACCGGGCTGAGCGAGGGCGTGCCGGCCGACGGCGGCTATTTGTTGCCGCAAATGACCGCGCCAGGCATTGTGGAACGCATGTATAAGACTGGCGAAATTCTAAGCCGCGTGGCTAGCGACCCGGTCACCGGCAACTCTATGCTGTATAACGGCGTGGACGAGACCAGCCGGGCAGATGGCTCGCGCTGGGGCGGTATCCGCGGTTACTGGTTGGCCGAGGCCGGCTCAGTGACCGCCAGCAAGCCGAAGTTCCGCCAGTTCGAGCTTAAGCTCAAAAAAGTGGCGGCCTTGTGCTATGCCACAGACGAGCAATTAGCCGACACGGCCAATCTGGAAGCCTGGCTGAGCCGCACCGTGCCAATGGAGCTGCGCTTCCAGGCCGAGAATGCCATCTATAATGGCGATGGCGTGGGCAAGCCGCAAGGGATCATGAGCTCGTCTTGCCTGGTCTCGGTTACACGCGTCGATGCAAACGAGATCGACAGCGTGGATATCGCCAATCTGTGGTCACGGCGCTGGGCAGGCGTCAACGACTATATCTGGCTGATATCTCCGACCGTTTTTCCGCAGTTAGTTAACCTGGTGGTTGGTAATGTACCCTTGCTAACCACCACTGGCGGTTTTAAAGATGCGCCGTTCTACTCGATCTTCGGCAAACCGGTCATCGAGAATGAGTACAGCGCCGCGCTTGGCACGACCGGCGATATCATGCTGGCCAGCCTGAGCCAGTACCAAACGATCAATAAAGGCGGTATCCAGGCGGCCAGCTCGATTCACGTCCAGTTTACCACGGACGAAACCGCCTTCCGTTTCATCTATCGGATCGACGGGCAGTCCGTTTGGCACAATGCGTTGACGCCTTACGCTGGCTCAACGCTGAGCCCGTTTGTTGTGCTGAGCTCAGCCAGCGCCTAAGGAGGATGACATGAATCAGTTTGTACAGTACGACAATATTGTTTACTTGCTGGCGGCGCAGGACATCGCGACGACAGTCACGGCCTCCGCCTACCTGTCGCTAAAAGGCTGCCACAACGCCGGCCTGTTGGTTGTGCTAGGCGCGGTGACCTCTGCCACTGTCACTGACACGGAGGTTCTGACCGTGGAGGCAGCCACCGCCGAAGGCGGGGCGGAAGCGGCCATCGCTTTCCGCTACCGCCTGTCGGGAGCGCTTGGCGCGAACACCTGGGGGGCAGTCGCGACGGCCGATACCACCGGGTTGTCGCTTGATCCTGCCGCCGACGACAACAAGCTGGTCTGGATCGAGATTGATCCAGATGAGCTGGCGGCCAACGATTACACCGTTGTGCGCGTCAAAGCGACCGACAATCCAGACATGACGGCCTGCCTGGTAGCCGTTCTCGGTTTTACCCGGCCACGCTACAAACAAACCACGTACGCCTCCGCCACTGCCTCCGCATCGGCGTAATGGTCGGCGGCAACGGTCATCAGCGCTTATCGGTAGAGCGTGTTGGCTGGGAGCAATTAGCTGCTCCCAGCCAGCGGCTTGCCATCGTCGGGAGCCATCCCGCTACCCGCGAGTTGGCGCCTTACGATGACCCGCGCTACGAGATATGGCTATTCAACGAGGCGCCGCAAAAACCCGCGGTCTACCGGCGCTGGGATGTCGATTTCCAGATGCACCTGCCCGAGGTCTACGCCAGCCTGGAGAATTGGGTCAACAAAGATCATTGGGCCTGGCTGCAACAAGATCACGGCCCGGGCAAAAAAATCTACATGATTGCGCGAGATGAGCGCGTGCCAAACTCTATTGCCTATCCGCTGGAGGCGGTGCTCGCGCTCATCCCGTATCGCTACCTGCGCTCCACCCCGGCGCAGGCCCTGGCGCTGGCGATTTTGCAGGGCTATCAGCATATCGAGTTGTATGGCTCGGAACTCACCAGCAACACGGAATACTCCTACCAGGCCACCAACTACGCGTTTTGGATCGGGTTTGCACACGGTCGCGGGATCGACTTGCAGCTCAAATGCTGGCAGAGCGAATTCGACCAGCCAATTTATGGCTACGAAGGCGAGTTCCAGCTAAGCGCCGAGCTCTACCAGGAACGCCTGCGATTGCATAACGGCGATTACCGCCGCCTTAAGGCGGCGATGGATAAAATTGAGAGTCGCATGGACCGCGCCATGATTGATAGCGATTACGCGCAGGTGGGCGAGCTGTCGCTCACTCTGGCTGAGCTGGCGCTGAAAACCGGCGAGCATTTCGGCGCGCAGTCAGAGGCGGAGCGCTACATGCAGCGCACCAACCAGGTCAGCCGCCAGGAGTTTGAGCGAGTGAGCGCGCAAGCGCAGCGCGATGGCCTGGCGAAGCGCGAGGGGATGCTGCATTGCGGCGGCAAGGCAGAATATGTCTGGAATGTCTGGCGGCAAAGCGGTCGCCTGGAAGCTCTGCAACAATTGCGCGCATTTTTGCGCGAGAAAACGCAGCTCGCGTACGAGACCGGCCGGCAGGAAGGCATTTACCGAGAAAACCTGCATTATATGGCCGAATTCGACGCGCGCCTGCTGGCGGCGGGCGGCGTGCGGGCGCTGTCGCAGGTGAGGGTATGACTATGATCACCGAGCAGCTTATCAGGCGGCGCATTGAGCAATTGCGCGCTATCTCGGTCGTTACCGATAGCGACGCGCTGCGCGTCGCCGGCGCGCTAGGCGATTGCGAGTACTGGCTGAAATTACTCCAGGATGAGGCCAGGCGCTTGCCGGAGGTTGAAATCGACCGCAACGAGCTGGTGTTTCGCCAGCGCAGGAGGGCGACAGTTGAGCATATCTAATGGTTACTGCGGGCTGCTCGATTTTAAATCCTACCTGACCCCGCCAGGGCAGAGCCTATCCGTCGACATCGCCGACGATACCATTATCGAGCGCATCATCGAGCGCGCCTCGCGGCGCTTTGATGATCTGTGCAGCCGCGTGTTTTACCCGCATGTGGAGACAGTTTATTACGACATTCCGATGGACGACGTCCTCTGGTTTGGCGACGACCTGCTGGAGGTCATCAGCCTGACCAACGGCGACGGTGTCGCTATCGGCAGCAGCAATTATAAATTCCACCCGGCCAGGGAATATCCAAAATACGCGTTGCAGCTTACCGACGTATCCAGCGTCGTCTGGCAGGAGAGTAGCGCGGGCAGCTCAATGCAAGTCATCGCCCTGGCTGCGTTGTGGGGCTATCGCCAGCGCTACGCGCAGGATGGCTGGCTAACCGGCTCGACGCTCAACGAGGTGACCGGGATCAACGCGGTAGAATTGACTTTTACGGTCGCCTCCGGGTCGCTTTTCGCTGCCAACCAAATTTTGCGGATAGATAATGAGCTTATGCCGGTGGACAGCGTGAGCGGCAACGATATCACTGTCGTTAAGCGCGGCGCAAACGGATCGACGGCGGCTGCGCATGACAACGCCGATACTGTCTACATTTGGCAGTATCAGGGGGATATCAGCGGCGTTGTACTGGAGATTGCCAACATCATGTACAAATCGCGCTATCAGCCGCAGGCGGTGGAAGGCCAGACAGCTTACACCAGCGCGGCGGTAGTGGTAAGCCCGCGCTCACTGCCGGGCTGGGTGCACGAGACGCTGAACAAATACCGGAGGCGGGTCTGATGGCTCTGGAAACTATCACGATTTGCAGGAGCATTGCTGATTTAGTCGTGGACGGCGTGACCATCAAAAATATTGATGAGATACCCGCCGATTGCACGCGGCTAATCCCGGTGCTATACCCGGAGCCGCTCAATTTTGTTTCAGATTTTACGATGGAGCGGGACAGTTTCGGCGGCGGGTCAACGGCCAAAATGCGCGTGGAATATACGCTAACGTATACGTTTTGCCTGGCGCCTATCGCGAGCGGGCGCACCGGCCTGGAGTATTACTCCGAGCTCGTTGACAAGGTGGCCGAAATCCTGGACGCGTTTTTGGCTATCGACGTGTTGGAAGGCGTTGAGGATATCATCCCGCTAACTCCAATCGAGTTTGGCCCGGTGTTTGACCCATCCGGCAACATTTTCATCGGCTGCAAGTTCCCGCTCCGGGTAATGGAGTTTGTTAACTAGGAGGCGTAATGGCAACGGGGAGAACACTTAATAGATGGTCACGAGTCTACGTCAGCGGTTATGATCTGAGCGGTTATGCGCACAGCATTGGCCCGCTGACCTGGGAGTACGCGCCGGCCGGATTGGTCGCCTTAACCGACGGCGTGCAAAGCGCCTTGCCGGATACGCCCAATATCAGCCCCGGCGCGCTGAATGGCATTTTCGACAATACCGCCTCAACTGGCCTGCACGCCTTGTACTCTGCGCCGGGAACTTATCGCAACGTGATGGTTGCGCAGGGTATCCGCGACGCGCCGGCGCAGGGCGATCCCGCATTTTGCGGCACGTTTGAGCAATTAA